TGGAAGAATATCATCGGAACAGATGGTGATTACGATTTGAAAGAGATTGAAGAAAAAGACTAGTAACGAATACAAACAAAAACAAGTGACTAAAACACTTTTGGTTGACGGAAACAATTTAGTAAAAATTGGATTTCACGGAGTTAAAGATTATTATCACAATGGTAAACACATAGGTGCCTTATGGCACTTTGTGAACACCATTAGACGATTCATAGAAGAACATAACTTTGATAAGGTTGTTGTTATGTGGGACGGTGATGATAACTCTTCGGCTCGAAAACTTATTTATCCCCAATACAAAGAAAATCGTAGAGACAGAGATAACGAGTATAAGTTAGATTCTTTCACTGAGCAGAAAGAAAGAATCAAACAATACTTGGAGGATTGTTATATAAGACAAATCAACGTAGATAATAATGAAGCGGATGATTTGATTGCTTACTATTGCCAAATCTCGGAGAACGAACAAAAAACCATCTATTCAGGGGATAAAGACCTTACCCAACTTATTTCCGATAAGGTGTCGGTTTATTATCCAAGAACTAAAGAGACTTACACTCTTGGAAGTAAAATTAAATGTGATTTTTACGAATTTCCTCACGAAAACATTAGAACTTATAAAATTTTATCGGGGGATAAGTCGGATAATATTGATGGGATATATGGGTTGGGTGAGAAAACACTTATTAAGTTTTTTCCTGAGCTACTTGAAAAACCGGTTTCGTTTACCGATATTTTAGAAAAGGCAGAAATCCTTCTGAAGGAGAATAAGGATAACAAAACATTACAAAATTTGTTATCAGGTAAAACTAAAAGTGGGGTTTATGGTGATGAATATTTTGTTATTAATGAAAAAATCATAAATTTATCAAATCCTTTAATTAGTGACGATGCTAAAGAACTTGTTGAATTATATTATAGGGAAACTTTAGACCCTGATGGGAGGGGTCATAGAGGACTTATTAAGATGATGATGGAAGATGGGTTTTTTAAGTATCTACCAAAAGGGGATGACGCGTGGGTTAATTTTGTTAGACCCTTTTTAAAACTAACAAGAAAAGAAAAAAGAAATTTTAAAAACAATTAATTAAAACTATGAAAGACCAAGAATCGGTAAAATTAGAATTCTTAATGATGGTAAATGATAACATCATTGTGCAGAGATTTTTTAACGTGAGAGAGTTCAACAGTGAGGCAAAAAACTCATTGGAACTTTATGAATTACTTCGTGAATTTAAAGACGACATTCATACTCAATTATCATTGAAAACCGTAACGTATATGACGGACAATATGTACGAAATTATTAACAATCCGGCTATTTTGGAAACGTCTTACACTGATGGTCCGGAGTACTTTAACATCTTCATCAAACAAAATGATGTGACAATTTGTCATAGACAGGTGGACGCTAAAGTGTACCCTCCAAAGATAAGATATACTGTGGATGTACGCCCACACCTAAAAAACTTGTTGATGAACTTAACTGACATTTTTTCATCTAAAAATTTAACAAAAAAATATCTAGAAGTTACCTTAAGTGTGTAGTATTTATTATTACACTAAAAGAAAAAATATATGGCGTCAAACAAAAATTTCGAGTATCTAGGTAGTACCTTTCAGATACAATTATTAAACCAAATCATTATCGACAAAGATTTCTCAAGGTCTATTATAGATGTGATTGAAACAAGTTATTTTGAAAATAAATACTTTAAATTAATCATTCAAATGATTAAGGAGTATTACACAAAATACGAACACACACCAACCTTTGACACATTAGAACAAATTACAAAATCTGAGATACAACAACCTCTAGCGGCAAAAATCATTATTGATACCCTTACAAAAGTTAAGGAGTCTACGCTTGAAGGTGCTGAATTTGTACAAGAAAAATCAATGAAGTTCTGTAAGCAACAGGAGTTACAGAAAGTAATGGTTAAAGCTCAAAAAATCATCGATACTGGTGAATTTGAGAGTTACGACACATTAGAGGAAATGGTAAGTAAAGCATTACAAGTGGGGGAACACGATAAGGGAACGGAAAGTGTTTTTAGTAACTTAGATGATGTTCTAAATGAGGATTATCGTCATCCAATACCAATGGGTATTCCGGGTATAGATAGACTCTTAAAAGGAGGTCTTGCTAAAGGTGAAATCGGTGTTATTTTAGCACCAACAGGTGTAGGTAAATCTACTTTACTTACAAAAATCTCAAATCACGCATTTAATTTGGGGTACAATGTTTTACAAATATTCTTTGAGGATAACCCAAAGATTATTCAACGTAAACACATTACATTATGGACAAAAATCCATCCGGATGATTTGTCCTTAAAAAAGGATGAGGTTATGACTAAAGTTCAAGAGATTAAGGAAAAAATGCCTAATGAATTGATACTTAAAAAACTTCCATCTGATACTGTAACAATGATGCAAATTAAGAATCAAATTAGAAAAATGATTTCTGAAGGAATCAAAATTGATATGGTATTATTAGACTACATTGATTGTGTAGTACCTGATAAAAACTTGGGGGATGAATGGAAATCTGAAGGGTCTGTGATGAGAGGTTTTGAATCTATGTGTCACGAACTTGACTTGGTAGGGTGGACAGCAACTCAGGGTAATAGAAGTTCAATATCATCAGATGTTGTAACAACCGACCAAATGGGGGGTTCTATTAAGAAAGCTCAAGTAGGTCACGTAATTATTTCCGTGGCAAAATCTCTACAACAAAAAGAAATGAAATTAGCAACGATAGCAATAACTAAATCCCGTATTGGTGATGATGGTGTTGTGTTCGAGAATTGTAAATTTGATAACGGTATGTTGGAGATTGATACTGAAAGTTCAGTAACATTCTTAGGTTTAGAAGAACAAACCGAAGAAAGAAATAGACAGAGAATCAAGGACTTGTTAGACAAGAGAAAAGAAAAAAACCAACAACAAATTAATTAATATGAAAGAAAAAATATTAGAACCAAACAATGACAGATTCGTTATCTTCCCTATCGAACATAACGACATATGGGAATTTTATAAACAACATCAAGCAGCTTTTTGGACGGCAGAAGAAGTAGATTTATCTAATGATATTAGAGATTGGGAAAACCTGTCGGATAATGAAAGATTTTTCCTTAAAAACATATTGGCGTTCTTCGCAGCGTCTGATGGTATAGTGAATGAAAACTTAGCTGAGAATTTCTTAAAAGAGGTTCAATATGCTGAAGCAAAGTTCTTTTACGGATTCCAAATTATGATGGAGAACATTCACTCTTTAATGTATTCATTATTGATTGACACATATGTGTCTGATGAGACAGAGAAAGACGAATGTTTCCACGCAATTGATAGATTACCTGCGGTTCAAAAGAAAGCTAAATGGGCTCTTGATTGGATTGAAAACTCTTCTTTTCAAGAAAGATTAGTCGCTTTTGCTGCGGTGGAAGGAATCTTTTTTTCAGGTTCATTCTGTTCAATCTTTTGGATGAAATCAAGAGGTATTATGCAAGGATTATGTAATGCTAATTCATTAATCTTTAAAGATGAGAACTTACATTGTGATTTTGCTATCCATTTGATTAATAATCACGTTGAGAACAAACCAACGGAGAAAAGAATTAAAGAAATCTTACTATCTGCGTTAGAAATTGAAAAAGAATTTATTACAGAATCATTACCAGTATCTTTAATTGGTATGAACTCAAACTTGATGAAACAATATCTTGAATTTGTTACTGATGGTTTATTAGTTAAATTTGGTTGTAAAAAACAATTTAACGTAGAACAACCATTTAAGTTTATGGAACAAATTGCTGTTGAGACTAAAGGAAACTTTTTTGAATCAAGAACTATGGAGTATCAAAAAGCTAAATTGGGCGAGTCATTAACATTTACAGACGATTTTTAATATGATGTCATTAAAGATAAGAAAAAGAGGGGGGGACGAAGTTTCGTTCAACCCCCAAAAAATTTATAATAGAGTTAAACGAGCGGCAAGAGGATTAAATGTAAATGCTGATGAGGTGTTCATTAAGGTGATTACATCAGTTCCAACAGAGGGTGTTATTACAACCAAAGAGTTGGATAAGTTAGTTTATGAGATTGCTGCAGCATATACCGGAAGTCATCACGACTACTCAAGATTAGCATCATCTGTTGCTATTTCTGCGTATCATAAAGAAACTGATGAAAGTTTCTGTAACACAATGCACACATTACACGTTGACGGTATTATTAACGATAAGTTAATGGAAACTATCGAACAATATGGTCCTGAAAATATTGATTCTGTAATTAATCACGAGAATGATTACAATTTTGATTATTTTGCGTGGAAATCATTACAAGAAATGTATTTGTTAAAAAATCCTGAAGGTAGAGTAATTGAAAGACCTCAACATATGTATATGAGAGTGGCTTTATGGGTTACTAAATCATTTGAACAAGCGGTTGAGTATTATCAATCATTATCAAATCAAGTTATATCTCCTGCGACACCGATTATGATTAACGCGGGAACTAAAACTCCTCAACTAGCGTCTTGTGTATTGAAATACAATCACGGGGATTCAAGAGAAGGTTTGTTACAAACATTAAATGATATTTCAACTTATTCATCTGATGCTGCTGGTATTGGATTATGTATGTCTAACATTCGTAGTAAAGAAAGTCGTATTAACTCATCAGGTGGGTTTGCGGGTGGTTTATTGAAATACCTTAAAATTGTTAATGAATCATTACGTTTCTTTAATCAACAAGGAAGAAGACCGGGTAGTGCAGCTATCTACATTGAACCTTGGCATAAAGACATCATTGATTTACTTGAAATTAAAAAGAACACAGGGGCTGAAGAGTTAAGAGCTAAAGATTTATTTACATCAGTTTGGTTACCAGACAACTTTATGGAAGCGGTTAAGAATAATTCTGATTGGTATTTGTTCTGCCCTAACGACATTAAAAAGGCGGGTATCAAACCATTACAGGAAACTTATGGTGATGAGTATGAATCAAACTACAACAAAGCAGTTGAACTTGGTCTTGGTAAAAAAGTGAAAGCCCAAACAATTTGGAATAAAATTATTGAATCTCAGGTTGAAACCGGAGTTCCTTACTTATGTTCTAAAGATAGTGCGAATAGAAAAACTAACCATCAAAACATTGGGGTGATTAAACAATCTAACTTATGTAATGAGATTTACCAATATACTGATGAGAATACTACAGCAATCTGTACATTATCATCTATGGTATTGAAAAACTTTATTGTTAAAGGTGAGTTTGATTTCAAATTACTTTATAGTGAAGTTAGAAAGGTTGTTAGAGCACTTAACAAAGTTGTTGACATCAATAGTTATTCAACCGAACAAGGTAGAAAAGGTGGTTTAGAACAAAGAGCAATTGCAATTGGAACTCAAGGTCTTGCTGACGTATTTTTCTTAATGGATTATATCTTTACATCTGAAGAGGCAAAACAATTAAACAAAGAAATTTTTGAAACAATCTACTTCGCGGCAATCACCGAAAGTATGGAATTATG